AAGGATCTCTACATGAAAGGCATTTGTATCCAGGGCGGGGTTAAAAACGCAAACGAGCGTGTTTACCCTGTCTCTGAAATTTCCGATGCCGTAAATCATCTCAATGAACAAATCAGCAAAGGCAACAGTGTCTTAGGTGAAGTTGATCACCCAGATGATTTAAAAATTAACCTTGATCGTGTGAGTCATATGATTGAGAGCATGTGGATGGATGGTCCAAACGGTTACGGAAAACTAAAAATCCTTCCAACTCCAATGGGTAACCTAGTTAAAACCATGTTGGATAGTGGAGTAAAGTTGGGTGTGAGCAGTAGAGGCAGTGGTAACGTTGCTGAATCAACTGGTCATGTATCTGATTTTGAAATTGTCACAGTGGATGTTGTGGCACAACCAAGTGCGCCAAATGCATATCCTACAGCCATTTATGAAGGCTTGTTGAATATGCGCCATGGCCATACAGTGCTTGAGATGGCTCGTGAATCAAACGGCAATGCTCGAGTGCAAAAATACTTGAAGGACGAAGTTGTTCGTCTTATCAAGGATCTAAAGATCTAGGAGATCAAAATGCTAGATGCTCTAAAACCTTTATTGGACAGTGATCTTGTAAACGAGTCAACTCGCAACGAAATTCAAGAAGCATGGGACGCAAAGATGAACGAAACACGTGAATCTGTCACTGCTGAACTTCGTGAAGAGTTTGCACGTCGCTACGAACACGATAAGTCCACAATGGTTGAGGCTTTGGATCGTATGGTAACTGAAAGTCTAAGTGAAGAACTAGCACAAATTGCTGAAGAGAAAAAAGCTCTTGCAGAAGATCGTGCTCGTTTTGTTACTAAGATGCAAGAATCATCAGGTACTTTTGACCAGTTCATGGTTAAAACACTGTCTGAAGAAATCAAAGAACTACACAAAGATCGTGCAACACAAGCAGACACAATTGCAAAATTGGAACAGTTTGTGGTTGGTCAACTCGCTGAAGAAATTCAAGAGTTCCAAGCCGATCGTCAAGACGTTGTTGAAACAAAAGTTCGGCTGGTCAAAGAAGCACGTGAGCGTTTCGCAGACCTTAAGAAGAACTTTGTTGAGAAGTCTAGTGCAGTGCTTGAAGAAGCAGTTACTAAACATCTTAAGTCAGAAATCGGTCAATTAAAAGAGGACATTGAAGTTGCTAAACAAAACAACTTCGGTAGAAAGATTTTTGAAGCATTTTCTACAGAGTTTAGTTCAAGTATGCTTAATGAAAACCAAGAAATCAAAGACCTACAGTCTAAGATTACTGAAGTTGAAAAGCAGTTGGACGAAGCAAAAGTAGAAGTTGCTGAAAAGAATCAAATTGTTGAGAGCAAAGAAAATGAAATCCGTGCAATCACTGAGAGCGCAGCTCGCAAGGATGCAATGGAATCACTTCTAAAGCCACTTAACAAAGAGAAAAGCGCAATCATGCGTGATCTATTAGAGAGTGTACAAACTGAAAAGTTAAAAGGCGCTTTCGACCGTTATCTACCAGCAGTACTTGATGGAAAGCAAATCATCAAAGAATCAAAGACAGAAGAGAAGCCTGTCATCAATGAAAGCATCAAAGAAGTAACTGGTGATAAACAAACAAAAAAACCTGCAGCAGAAAGTAAAGATGATGGCAACATCATTCAACTTCGTGCGTTAGCAGGGCTTAAATGAGTACAGATAAGGGGACTATAATGTCAGACGTACTATTAGAAAGCCGTTGGGACGAAACCAAAGACGCACTACTTGAGGGTCTAGAAGGTAACCGTCGTTCATCAATGGGCGTTGTTCTTGAGAACACACGCAAGTACTTGAAAGAGGCTGCTTCAACAGGCGCTTCTGCTTCAGGTAACATCGCAACACTTAACCGTGTGATCCTTCCAGTGATCAGACGTGTTATGCCAACAGTGATCGCTAACGAAATCGTTGGTGTTCAGCCTATGCAAGGTCCAGTTGGTCAGATCCACACTCTACGTGTTCGTTATGCAGACAGTGTTACTTCATCAGCAAGTGCACCATTTGACACAGACACAGTAGCAGGTGACGAAGCACTATCACCTTTCAAAATTGCAACTGCTTATTCAGGTTCAACCTCAACAGGTCGTGCCGATACAACAGCAGCAAAAGAAGGTACAGGTGGTTCACAGATCAGTATCCAAATCCTAAAGCAGCCTGTAGAAGCAAAAACACGCAAACTACAAGCTCGCTGGACATTTGAAGCAGCACAAGATGCTGAATCAATGCACGGTATTGATGTTGAAGCAGAAATCATGGCTGCTCTAGCACAAGAAATTACTGCTGAAATTGATCAGGAAGTTCTAGGTTCACTACGTTCACTAGCAGCAACTGAAGAAACATTCAACCAAGCAGCAGTTAGTGGTACAGCAACATACGTTGGTGA